ATCCTTCTGGAGGAGATGACCGATGACGAATGACGACCTGACCCGCTACGCCGAGCGCCTCACGCGCCTGCTCGACGCCGCCGACGAGGTGCGCGACGACCTCAAGGAGTTGAAGGTCGAGATCAAGAGCGCGGGCTATGACCCGGCGGCGCTGGTGCGCGTCGTGCAGCTGCGGCGCGATGAGCGCAAGCGGGCGCGCGAGCAGGAGCGGCTGCAGGCGGTGACGCTCTACGCCGACAGGCTGGGCGTCCAGCTCGACCTTGCGATCTAGGAACAGGCCAGGCCCTCCCTTGCCGTGGCCGGCGGGCCGCGGAACCTAAAAGCGATCCAGCGGGCTCTGCCCGTCAACTAGCCCCTGGCCGGTGCGTTTGCTGGATGGATCGCCCCCGCCACCAACCTGAACGGAGGCAGACATGGTTCTCGGATGGCAGGATTTCGTCGTGATCGGCATCATCGTCTGGGCGCTGCTGGACGGCAGGCGATAGCCGGGCTAGAAATGACGCGCCCCGCCGGGCTGGAACCGGGCGGGGCGCAACGGACTGCCACAACCAGTCCGGCCACGATGGCGCGCCGAACCTATCGCGCGCGGCGGGCCGGATCAACGCGAAAGGGCGCTGATGGACCCGCTAGTACCGCCGGAGGTCGATCTCCGGAATTTCACCTACATGCCGCTCGACGTGGTTCGGCTGCGCGACAGCGACATCGCGGGCGTCGAGGACGGCGAAGTCTTCCGCGCGGCGGTCCTCGCGTGGTGCGCCGCTTGGCATCAGGTTCCCGCCGCCAGCTTGCCCGACGACGACGCCCTGCTGGCCCGCCTGACCGGCTACGGACGCGACATGGCGACCTGGAGGCGGGTTCGCGAGGCTGGCGCGCTGCGCGGTTTTGTGCGGTGCAGCGATGGCCGTCTCTACCACCCGGTTGTGGCCGAGAAGGCGTTAGAAGCATGGGACAAAAAGAGCCGCCAAGCCGAGCGCACGCGACGCGCCACGGAGGCCGCTGCGGAGCGCGCACGGGTGCGTAGAGAATCCGTTACGGATTCCGTAACGGACTCCAAGGAGAGGAGAGGAGAGGAAAGGAATAGAGAGGAAAGAGATATCGGAGACGTCCCTCTTAGTTCTGGGGGGTCCGGGGGGACGCGCGCAGAGCGCGCCGACCGCGGGACGCGCCTGCCGGCGGACTGGGCTCCGACGGAGGATGACCGCGCGTTCGCGGCCGGCCTAGGCGTCGCGGTTGACCGCGAGGCGGCGTCGTTCCGCGACTACTGGCACGCAAAGCCCGGCGCGGACGGGCGCAAGACCAACTGGTCGGCAACCTGGCGCAACTGGGTGCGCCGGACATCGGAAAGGAAGCAGGGCAATGGCACAGGATCTCGATCTCAGTCCCGCAACGGGTTTATCGTTCTCGCTGAGCGCCTTGCTCGGGAGGATGCAGACCGAGCAGCCGGGCGCCCCGCTGGCGATTTCTTCGACCCAGAAGGCCGAGGCTGAGCGGGCTCTAGCCGCGATCGAGGCCGCCCTGCAGCCCGCGCCGCAAGCGCTGGCGCTGCGCTGGATCTCGGCGCTCGGCACCCTGACCGCGACCAAGCCGGGCGAGGCCGACGGCGATGCCAAGGCCAGGGCCTACGCGGCGATGCTGGAATATCCGGGGTCAGCGTTCAGCCGGGCGAGCCTCGACGCGGCGGCGCGCAAGTTCAGGTGGTTTCCCAGCTACGCCGAGGTCTGCGAGCACCTCGAGGCCGAGGTCGCGGCGGCGAAGGCCCAGCGCCACCAGCTGCGCCGGGCGGTCGCGCTGCCGGCGGAGGGGTCGAGGCCGGCTGGCAAGTGGTCCACGATGACCGACGAGCAGAAGGCGGAATTCGAGGCGACGATGGAGAAGTTCCGGTCCCGGTTCGCCTCGGATGCCTCGCGCGGCCCAGAGGATGGCGCAGGAACGCCGGAAGCCCGCTAACCCATGGCAGGGTAGCGGGCGACCGGCTTCCGGCGTTCCTAGGGCCGTTCTAGGCGTTTTCGGGCCGGAGATGCCTCGGCAGACGCTTGTAGGCGGTCCTGACCGCGTCCTGCCACTCTCCGGCGGTCATCAGGTCGGTGTCCGCGACGCCTCGGCGCAGAAGCACGTCGCGCAGCTGCTCGGCGTCGAGGAGGCTGGCCTCGCGCATCGCGTGGCGCAGGCGGGTGAGGCTCATGGTCGGGTGGACGCGCATGGTCAGGCCACCCGGTGCAGGCCGCCGTGCGGCACGAAGTCGTACTGCGCGCCGTTGCGACCGGTCAGGCGGTAGACATCGGGCTCGCCGCCGGGCGTCAGGATCTTGTGGGCGACCGTCAGGGTCAGGAAGCCGACCTTGACCGTGCTGCCGATCGACCATTCCTGCTTGGGCTTGCCGGTCGGGGCGAAGCGGCTCGGGCGGTAGTAGTTGGTCATCGTCGTCTCCGTGGGTTGGTTGCGATGCGAGGAACATAAACCACCGGTGCAAGGTGACCATTGCAAAGAACGCGGGGCGGTATGCGCTTGACGCATGGCTAAAATTGGCGCAATAAAATTACATGATCCAGATCGAGCGCATCGGCGTCGAGGCGCTGATCCCATATGCCCGCAACTCGCGCACCCACAGCGACGCGCAGGTAGCCCAGATCGCGGCGTCGATCCGAGAGTTCGGGTTCACGAACCCCGTTCTCGTGGACGAAGCGAATGGCATCATCGCGGGCCATGGCCGCGTCCTGGCGGCCCGCAAGCTGAAGATGCCGGATGTGCCGGCGATCCGGCTTTCGCACCTGACCGAGGCGCAGAAGCGGGCCTACGTCATCGCGGACAACAAGCTGGCGCTCAATGCGGGCTGGGACATCGAACTGCTGCGGCTGGAGATCAACGACCTGCGCGGCCTGGAGTTCGACGTGGCGCTGACCGGCTTCTCGACCGAGGAGCTCGACGCGCTGATGGCCGCGCCGGGAACCGAGGGCCTGACCGATCCCGATGCAATCCCAGAGGCGCCAGAGCAGCCGATCGCGGTGCCGGGCGACGTGTGGCTACTGGGGCGGCACCGGCTGGTCTGCGGCGACTGCACCGATCCGCTTGCGGTCGAAAAGGCGTTGAGCGGCGTCAAGCCGCACCTGATGGTCACCGACCCGCCTTACGGCGTCGAGTACGACGCCAACTGGCGAAACGAAGTCGATCGCAAGAACGGCAAGCCCTACGGCGCGAGCGCCGTAGGGAAGGTCAAGAACGACGACAAGGCCGACTGGCGCGAGGCGTGGGCGCTGTTCCCCGGTGATGTTGCCTATGTCTGGCATGCGGGAAACATGGCGCACGTTGTGGCCGAAAGCCTGATGGCCTGTGATTTGGGCATTCGCGCGCAGATCATTTGGGCGAAGAGCCAGTTCGTGATCGGCAGAGGCGACTACCATCCGCAGCATGAGCCTTGCTGGTACGCCGTTCGAAAGGGCCGCAAGGGCCACTACGACGGCGGTCGCAAGCAATCCACCCTCTGGCAAATTGAAAAGCCACGCAAGTCCGAGACCGGCCACAGCACCCAGAAGCCCGTCGAGTGCATGAAGCGGCCCATCGAGAACAACAGCAGCCCCGGCCAGGCGGTCTATGAGCCCTTCTCCGGCTCCGGCACCACGATCATCGCCGCCGAGATGACGGGCCGCGCGTGCCACGCGATCGAGCTCAATGCGGCCTATGTCGATGTCGCAGTGAAGCGCTGGCAGGAGTTCACCGGGCAGGCTGCGACTCTGGAGGGCGATGGCCGCAGCTTCGCTGACATGGCGACCGAGCGATGCAAAGCCGACGCATGAGCGCAATCGAAGCCGTGGCGAACGTCGCCATCGGCTATTTGGTCGCGGTCGCTGCCAACGCGGTGGTGCTTCCGTTGTTCGGCCTGCACCCGACCGCCTTCGACAGCTTCGCGATCGGCGCGCTGTTCACCGCGATCTCGCTGGCGCGGTCCTACGTCCTGCGCCGTCTTTTCAACCGCATCAGGAGCGCATAGGTTATTCGCATGGTGATGCCCGCGCACAAGCCGACGGAAGAGCGTCGCAAGCAGGTCGAACAGGCCTCCGGCCTCGGCCTGCCGCATGACCAGATCGCCGCGCTGATCGGCATCAGCGACGAGACGCTCCGCAAATACTACAAGACCGAGCTTGCGGTTGGTAAGGCCAAGGCCAGCGCGCAGGTCGCCAAAACGCTGTTCAACAAGGCCGTCATCCAGGGCGACACCACCGCGATGATCTGGTGGACGAAGGCGCAGATGCGCTGGGCCGAGACGCAGCGCCACGAGAACAGCGGCCCCGAAGGCGGCCCGCAGCGCATCATCTACGAGTGGGGCGAGCCGACGTGACCGAGCTGCGCGATGCGCGCGTTCGGATGCCGTACAACCCGCGCAAAGCGTTCATGCCGTTCCACCGCCGCAGCCACCGCTGGGCCTGCCTCGTCGCCCATCGGCGCGCGGGCAAAACTGTGGCCGCCATCAACGACCTGATCAGAGCCGCGATCACAGCGCAGCGCCCTCACGCGCACTACGCCTACGTCGCGCCGTATCGCAGCCAAGCGAAGAGCGTCGCTTGGGATTACCTCAAGCGCTTCGCCGCGCCCGCCACCGCTGGCGTCAACGAGGCCGAGCTGCTGCTCACGACGCACACGGGCGCGAAGATCCAGCTGTTCGGCGCGGACAACGCCGACGCCATGCGCGGCCTCGGCTTCGACGGCGTCTACTTGGACGAGTACGGAGACTTCCGCCCGAGCGTTTGGGGCAACGTCATCCGCCCGACGTTGAGCGACAAGGCGGGCTGGGCGGTGATCGGCGGGACGCCCAAAGGGCGCAACCAGTTCTACGAGGCCTTCGACGCGGCGCAGCGCAGCCCGGATTGGTTCTGCCTGCGCTTGCCGGCCAGCGCCTCGGGCATCCTGCCGCCGACCGAGTTGCATGCGCTCCGCGCGCAGCTGACGCAGGACCAGTACGACCAGGAGTACGAGTGCAGCTTCGAGGCCGCGATCCTCGGCGCGTTCTATGGCGTCGAGATGCGCGAGGCCAGCGACGCCGGGCGCATCGGCCGCGTCCCGCACGATCCCGACCGCCCGGTGTTCACCGCGTGGGATATCGGATACCGCGACGACACCGCCATCTGGTTCTATCAGGTCGCGGGCGGAGAGATCCACGTGCTGGACTACCACGCCAGCAGCGGCTCGACCGTCGCGGACCTCGCGGAGGTCGTCGCAGGCAAGCCGTTC